AAAGAAAAAAGGGAAGGGCCTAAGCCCCCCCCCTACTAGGAACGAATGTCTGCCCAGCGTAGGGCAAAGTCGCGATAGGTTGCAGTCTCAGCGATCAACGGAACCCGCCGCTTGATTGCCTCGACGGTGAACACCCCGATCTCTGGAGATGTCCAGCCAGCACGTTCAACGAAAGTCACCACGTTGGCGAAGTTCTCAGCGTTGGCCCTGCGTATCAGCAGAGACGCAGCCGCAAACTGGTGGCCCGCATCAATAGGCACCGGGCAGGTCTCAGGAGAGGTCAGAGCCTCGTCGATATTGATGCCCCGTGCAGCGTGGCACAGTGCTAGGAATGAACGCGCACACTCCTCACCAACAATGCCGGAATACACCGCCGTCTCCAGTGCAGGAGATGGTGCCAGCTTGACCGCCTCGGATAGCTTGGCAAGTGTCCGTGGCGTTGCGCCCGTTGGCGTGTCCGACTTCACTGTCGGATCAAGCTTGTACAGATACTCAGGCATCTGCTTTACGAAGGCAGTTACCAGCGGGTCAATATCCGCTGTAGCTGCCCAGTCAAGCCAATCCCCAACGTCTGGAGCCAGCGTGAAATGAACCAGCCGAGAGCCGGTCTGGCTACCCATGCCGTGCGAGTTGGCGCGGTCAGACTGGCGGTTGCCAGCCAGCACCACAACAACAAGACCTCGCTTGCAGTTGGGGTCAGCCTTGGGATGCCCCGGCAACACATAGTCGCCAATGCGACCTTCATCCAGCAAGCGCTGGACTGCGGTTTGTTTTTCCCGCGCACCCTGCGGGAACTCGTCCAAAAACAGGACGCCATAGACTGGATCACTCGATCCAACGCCCGGCCAGATGTCTGGTAAGGCGCGGCGCTGTACGCCATCCACGACTACCGGCAACCCGGCGAAATCGAGAATGTCATAATCGTTGATGCGCCGCTCGAAAAGAGCAGGCTCCGCACCATCAGGGACGTTGCGCCCTTTGGAAGCAGCGCCGAATATCTTGGCAATGCCGCCCTGAATTATCTGGGACTTGCCCACGCCGGGAGCGCCCCAGATCATTGCGGGTGAATAGGGAAGACTGAGGCATAACGCCTCAACCAATTGTGAAGGTTTAACGTGAGTCATAATCATCTCCTCATGCTGTAAAAGTTTACAGGTTAATATTAACTTAATCAGATAGCGTCAGAAAGCTTGCCAGCGCGATGACCGGAGCAGCCCCTGCCATCGTCACGATGAAAGCAAACTGGGTTTGATCTAGTGGTGATGGTCCGAATGCGACAATAAAAGGAATTGAGCATGTCATTCCTACAGACAATCCTAAGTTAATCACGTTTAGCGTTTTCATTGTGTCGCCTCCTCACCAAATGGGTTGGGCAGATTGTCCTCGGCTAAACATTCTGCCTTGTAAATATCGACTATTTTTGACCGCAGTGTGTGAGCATTGGCGTCTTCTAATGCTGCTGCAAACACGTTGACAATATCGTCTATATCCCAGCGATATTTTTGCGACAGACGGATACCGTCTCGCTCAATCTCGACTAAGCGTTGATAATCATTACCAAAAACATTAGGCATTAGTTTTCTCCTTGCTGGCGGGTTAAAATTAATTCGTTTGTCAATCAACTATCACGGTCCCTAAATAATCCGGGAAGCTTCTTCAGTGCCTTACGCTTGGATTTCCAGATAGCGGTTACTGTAGGGCTAGGCGTATAGAGGTTTGCGCTCTTGATTTGATCCCAGAAATGTTGACGGCTTAACTCCATGATATTCGGCGGGATTTCCGAGATCATTTCGATTGGCAAGCCAAGGGTTTCCGCAATGATTCCATCAAGATAATTGTTATCGTTCAGGTTGCGCTTTTTATTCTTCACGGGTTTCCGCCTACATACCCATGAAACCAAGGGTTACGGTTATGTCTAAGGACTATCGCTTTGGTACGCTTACCGCTGGTCGCGGTGCATGTGGCTGAGCTTGTTTGAGGGTCTTGGCAATGCGCTTGCGCTTCTTCCAGCGACAAGCCGCGAAACATGGTGCGCTTGCTTCCATCAAAATTGAAGCGGATTATATCGTAAATCATTGGTCACCTCGTTGAGTTAAAATTAACCTGTAAATATTTGCGATTTCAGCGCCTCAAAAACATCATCAAATCTAGGATGCTTAGAGTTTCGCACTGCGAGATTACGAAGCAGCCAGCGGACATTCTCCGGCTTGCTCGTATCCCTTCGGCGCGTAGGCACCGTCATATCCGGCGGGATTATTATAATCAATTTTCTCCTTGTTTGGGGAGGGCCTGAACCCTCCCCCGGTGGGGTCAGCACTCCTCAAAGCCTTCTTCTGTCACAAAATGCCGATTGCCGTCAGGACCCTCGACAACATCGCCGACACTGATCGAGTGCATCACGCCTAGCCGTTCGATTGATTCTTCGGGGCCGATGTTACCGACCTCGAAGACGCCGTCGAGACTGCCAGCTTCAATGCGACACGCTGGTGCGTAATCCCCGGCATTCCAAGCGGCGGCGACACGATCCGGTGTCGGATCGAATTTCGTATGGGCATACCGATAATGGGACTCTGGGGTTTCACCCCCCGCGTTGATTGCGTCAATGTCGTCACGGGTGAGATTAATCTGATGTACTGTGTAGAGCATGGGTCACCTCGTAAAGTTAAAATTAACTTGATAATATTTGATTGTACGCCTTCCATCGCGAGACGATATCGTCGGCTTCGGATTGCGGCGCGCTGGCACCCTTGCGGTCAACCGTGACAACAAGGAACACCTTCTTCCGACGGCCCCAGTACTCCTCCGGGGTATCGCCCTCAGGTTTGGTCGATTGGTCAAACACCAAGCCATCCACATATGCCTGTGCATGGCCGCCGGTAATGAGTAGGTAAGCGCCTGATTTTGGCAGGGCCTTCACTGCATTCTGGAACGTGCAGCGCTGAAGCCGCTCGTTGATGTCGGGATCGATACACGGGTTTAGGCCAGCATGGTTAAGCGCCCTAAAGAGGTCCCCGCCATGCGGGTCTCGAACACTGCCGAAGCGCGGGTTCTTGGTGCCACCCTTCCACTTAGGTCCATAGCCGCAGAGATTGCGGATATTCGCCATAGACTGGCGCAAGCTTACGCCAGCCAGCACGGCCACGCTCGTTGGGCCGCATATTGGTAGGCGATTGCTGACGCCGTCAGGTTGTCGATACTCAGTCATAGTCACCTCGTTGAGTTAAAATTAACTTGAAATGATGGGCTTATTCGGCGGCACCCGCAGGTTGCGGATGCCGTCTGATAAAACCACTATTTTAGTACGTCAGGATAAACCAACTTGACCGCATCAAGCAGTAGCTTGGCAGCTTCTTTGTCTGCGTCGGTGCCAGAGACCACAGACCTCGCCTTGATCTTGATCTTGTTTTTACGAACGCCGGATGCCTTCAGTGCAGCGACCGCAAGCTCTTGAGCGGCAGTCAGTTCTTCCTTGGGGTTGAGCAAGGCAATCAGCTTGCTCTGAGTGGTGATTTCAAGAGTGTCGAGGACCGCCTTGATCTCCTGAGAGTAGGCCCCGGTGTCGCTCCAGTCTTCGCCAACCTCTGTGCCGGCACGTTCGACGGTGGCCTGAAACTCTGGATGCTGATGGAACTTGACAGCATTCTCAGCCAAGATTTTGGCCTTGGCTTCCTTCTGACCAGCGGCCTCTAATTTCTTGCGGAGGTCGATGGCCTTTAGGCCACCGTCTAGTGCGTAAACTGACAGGTAGGCAATCGAGTAGACCTTACAGGTTTCGACCTTGCTGCGAGTGTCGTTGATTGTTTTTTCGCCCTCGGCGGCGGTAGCGAGTTCAGTTTTAGCAGCGGAGAAAAATGGGTTAGTCATGGTTATCACCTCATGGTTTGAATATTGTGTTTCGGCCATGCTTGGCCTCATCAGCGGTACAGCAACAGTACCGGACACTTTTTGCCCCACGCCTGCTGTAACGGTGTCTTTATTTCGGCCCCTTGGGGTTGAGAGCAGTGGCTTTAGCCATCTAGGTTCTTGCCTGCCTGTCTTTCCCGGCGACCCCCACCTCTCTGTGGGTATCCAGTGGCCTTTGCCTCCGGGGGACTGGGCTAGGGAGTTTTTCCCGCCTCAGTGGTGCGCGTTGTTTGGGCCTCGCGAGGGCGCATGAACATTGTATATCGGAATGGGTATGGGACAGTCAACACATTAATTGCACATTCAATGCATATTATTGCACATTGCTTGGAACCCGCAGTGACTGTACATTTGACGGGTTAATATTAATTGAGGTGCGGATATGAGTGACGGCGACGAAATTAATTCAGATCATAACGCGCCTGAATTAACACATTCCGGGCCTGATTCGCAGGGTTAAGATTAACCTGTAAATGAGAACGTAAAGGGAACAAATCGCCTTAGCCCATTTTATGGGTCAGAGTACCCGAAAAGCCAAAGGCCCCTCAGAGGGGCATTTTAGAGGTAGAACCATGTCAGACGACAAGAATCAGGCCGACGATGCGCCAACTCTCACACTGGTGGAAGGTGGCAAGGACGCGGACGGTGAGAAGCCGAAGCAAGCAAAGCGCAAGCTAACAGCAAAGCAGGAGCGGTTCCTTTCAGGATTGATACGAGGGCAGTCTCAATATGAGGCGTATTGCAACGCTTACAATGCGAAGGGGATGAAGCGTAGCGCTATCGATACAGAAGCGTGGCGACTTGCAGCGCACCCGGAGATCAGCCGGAGACTACATGCCCATCATGCGAGCATTGAGCGTGCTGCATCAGCCTCCGCACTCTCGCGACGGCGGCTCGTTCTTGAACGGCTCGAACATGAAGCAGTGAATGCCGAGAGTGACTCGGCCCGTGTCCGTGCGCTGGAGCTATTGGGTAAGACCCACGATGTGGGCTTGTTCGTCGAACGCATAGAGACAGACAACGGTGACCGCTCGCCGGAAGAACTGCGCCGCGAGCTACAGGATAAGTTGACTGCGTTGCTCACTGCCTCAGGTTAAAAATAACCCTACCCACCTGCCTCTCTCTCACAGAAAATCGACAGGGGGGTACCCCTTATAGCCACACTATCTGACAGCGCTGGGGGGTGAGGGGCGGGGGGACCCTATAAGTTATCGCGAGGGTGCCGGGTATACACACTATTCCACACAGATAATAACACCATTTTCATGAACATGGGGTACTACCCCCATTTAGGTACCATTCTGGCCCACAAACACAGTTTTACCCGTGTAATTCTTATCAAATTGGTACCATGCACAGTTATCTTTGCCTGTATTGGGTGAATTTTCGATCCACTTCACTCTTCCTACGCTAATAACCTTCTTGCATAGGTGCATATACTCTGCGCTTTGCTTGGTGTGCATCCAGTCTGCATCGAACAGCAGATAAGTTGGTGCGATACTCGATAGCCTTACTATAATTTTATGGAGTATGTCTCTTGACCAAGGTGGGTTCGTGATAAAAGCCTGACCTAGACAAGAATACTGGTGGGTTGCATCACCTGTTTTGATGTATGCGTTCTTTGGTTCTATATCGGAAGCTCTGCCACACACCTTACCATGTTTCGTAAGGTAGCTTATTAGTGCTCCATTGCCTGCACATGGCTCTTCGTACCGTGTGATATCCGCTATATGCGGTATTAGGGGGGTTACTGCCTTGTACGGCGTCGGATAAAAATCTCTTTCTACCCTATCAAAATTTGATCTTTTGCCCATTTTCTCTAAAAAAAAATGCTAGACCAGCTTCTCTAGCGATAGGTGTGCTGGCCTAGCTAGTTTGTGCTGTTATAGGTATCAGCACAGGGAGGAAACATCGAAAAACTCTGTTTGACCAAACTAACTAGGCTAGTTCTAGCATAGATTCTAGTTCTAGTCTATAGCTAGTCTAGCCTATATATTATATTTTTAGTCTAGACTAAGTTCTAGTAGTACTAGTATAAGGGTTTGTGCGTTACAAATTTGTTCGGGGAAATGCTTTGCCAAAAAAAGTTGAACACAAGTACGAGTTTAGTCGGGATAAGAAAACCTCTATCGGCTCCTCCACATTCAGCAGACCTCTGAACAAACACAAACGCAGAGATTGGAAGAAGTACATAGGTCAAGGCAGATGAAGTGGGTGATCATTGTCATCATGACCACATTTTCTGTCGATGGTCACGATGCGGTTGAAATTTCCATGAGGTACGACAAGCCATTCTATTTTGAAACGAAGAATGATTGTTTGGTTTACGTCAAAGAAAACGCCCTTGAGCTATCTCTTTTTGCAATTTCAAAATTCAACGGCGAAAAGCAAGTTGAAAATATATTCTGCATTCCGAAAGAAGCATCAATATGAATTTCACCACAATTGAAATTGCGCGGGACCTATCGAAGACTGAAACATTCTTCCTTCTTGCTGCATCATGTAAAGACAATTTGGTGTATCTGGCATCTCCGTTCAAATCAGAAAAGGTATTCCAGCCCTATAAAGGGGTCCCTGAGTGGGTTTGGCGTGAAAGGGCTGCACAGACAGCCATTGTTACCGAATGGCTACTCAACAACGGAATATGGGCCTTCTCGCCTATAGTCTACGGGATGCATATTGAAGAAATGTGTGGCAGTCATGATTCTGGCTGGTGGCTGCGTAGGGATTTTGAATTTTTTAAAAAATGCGATGTCTTTGCAATTCTCGCATTAGCTGGATGGGAAGAAAGTCCCGGCGTCCAAAAAGAGATTGAATGGGCATTAACAACTGGGAAAACAATATTTAAGTTAGAGTTGGAGGATAGTTTTTTTGACGAAGAAACAACAGCAAGTGCTGAATTTCATAGAAAAATTTTGGGAAACGCATAAGTACTCTCCTTCATATCGAGAGATATCAGACATTGAGGGAACAACATTATCTCACGCACACGCTATCGTGTCGGCGTTGTCCAAAAGAGGATTTATTCACACAGAAAAAGGTCAGGCTAGAGCAATCTATCCCATACCTGTATGGAGGTGCATGAGGCATGAGGCCGATATATCAGACGCAAAATGATCTAGATAACGAGACCAGCGTTCTTACTGACTTTGAGACGTTCCTGTTGGATGATGTATATTTTGCAACAGAAGGCCCTGTGAAGAATGATTTCTGGTCTATCAAGTCTCCAAATTTTTCATGCTACGATTATGTTCTCACTTGTGGCGATGAAAATGAGCCGGGGGACCCTATTGCTTTGATCGAGGTCAAGCAAAGAAGATATAAATCAAATAGCTTTCCAACCTATAAAATATCAAAAAAGAAAATCGACAACATCATTTGTGCATCTTACGAGCGCAATATGATATCGATGTTGATCGTTCAGTGGAACGATGCCGTCACCAGTATGATTATTTGCAATCCATTTGATCAGATAGATAATTATCTTAATAGCCCAGTGACGGACGAAGGCTTTTCAATTTTCGACAATTGGTGTGGAGATATGAACTCTTATATTTCGAGAGGCAAAATAACAACCACAACGTGGGGCAGGACAGACAGAAACGATCCTCGCGACATCGAAGCTGCCTATGAGATACCAATGACCCTATTCAGATCAGTTGACTAACAATCACCCTATGAAACCATGTGAGATAAAAATGTATGAACTAAAAGTAAAAGACGGAACATATAAATCAGACACTTTATTTTCATTAATGTGGGCTGTGTTTTATCACAGGCTGCATCATTGGAAAAAAGGTGAAGGATTTAAGGATTAAGCTGATTGTTAGAAAAAACAAACAAAATACAAAATATTGATTTTGTGGTCATTGTTTATTATAAATAGCATGTACCTATTATTTAGGTCCGGTGCCGGGAATACCGATACCCGTGCAAGTTCCCCTTTACGCACCGGGAAAAGGGCGCTTCGGCGCTCTTTTCCTAATTTGAATGGGGTTATATGGACGTTCAGCTAGAAAGCTACTTGAATAAGGTTTCTACTCTGCCTGCTGCGGAGCAAGAAGAAATATTGAAGTTGCTACAAGACTTGGATGTGGCGACAAAAAGAGAAGCATCCCAAACTAGTTTCCTCAGGTTTGTACAAGAAATGTGGCCTGCTTTTATTCATGGCTCTCATCATGAGATCATGGCAGATGCCTTTGAAAAGGTGTGTGACGGTAAGTTAAAAAGATTAATTATTAATATGCCGCCACGGCATACCAAATCAGAGTTTGCTTCGTATCTTCTACCCGCTTGGTTCTTGGGCAGGTATCCAGAAAAGAAAGTTATCCAAACCGCACATACAGCAGAACTGGCCGTAGGGTTTGGTCGTAAAGTGCGAAACCTAGTTGGAGACGATACCTTCAAGTCGGTGTTCAAGGACGTATCTTTGAGATCAGACTCGAAAGCTGCCGGTCGATGGAGCACCAACAAAGATGGTGAATATTTTGCTATTGGTGTTGGCGGTGCTGTTACTGGTAAGGGCGCTGATCTTTTAATCATTGATGATCCGCACAGTGAGCAAGAGGCTAGGTCTTCTGATATCTCTGTATTTGACCCTGTGTACGAGTGGTATACATCAGGCCCTAGACAGAGATTACAACCGGGTGGTGCGATTGTGATCGTTATGACGCGGTGGCATCAACGAGATTTGGCTGGTCAAATATTGAAAGCTTCTCAACAAAGGGATGGCAGTGATGAATGGAAGGTTATCCAGTTGCCTGCAATCCTGCCGTCAGGGAATTCTCTTTGGCCTGAGTTTTGGCCCCAGCCAGAACTAGAGAAGCTAAAGGCTGAGTTGCCTGCATCAAAGTGGTCAGCACAATATCAACAAGACCCCACTGCTGAAGAAAACGCTATTATCAAAAGAGATTGGTGGCGTGTGTGGGAAGAAAAAGAACCGCCTAACTGTGAGTTTATAATACAATCATGGGATACAGCTTTTCTGAAAACAGAAAGGGCTGACTATTCAGCTTGCACAACGTGGGGTGTTTTTTATCCTAACGAAGACGAAGGCGGTAACGCAAACATAATTCTTTTAGACGCATTCAAAGATAGAATGGAGTTTCCAGAATTAAAAAGTGTTGCAATGAAAACATACAATGAATGGGAACCAGACGCCTGTATTGTAGAGGCCAAAGCGGCTGGTATGCCGCTTATATTTGAGTTGCGTCAGATGGGGATGCCTATCGGGGAATTCACTCCATCTAGAGGCAACGACAAGATAGCCCGTGTAAATGCTGTTAGTGATCTCTTTGCCTCTGGCGTTGTGTGGACGCCCCAAACTTCTTGGGCAGAAGAGGTTATAGAAGAATTCGCAGCGTTTCCTGTCGGAGAGCATGATGACTTGGTTGACAGTAGCACTCAAGCATTACTCAGGTTTAGGCAGGGCGGTTTCATAAGAATGTCATCTGATGATGATGAGGATTTTATTCCCCGATCAAAGGCGGATTATTACTAATGAGTATATCAGATAAGTTACAGAAAAATTGTCAGGTTGACAGTAGAAACAATCCATATTCTCTAGATCAGTGCGAAGAAGTCCACCAGTCTTTTGTAGCAAGTGGAATGGGCCATTCGCAGTACGCAAAGAATATTGGAATTGGAGTTGGCAAGCTCCGATATATTCTAAGGCGTAGGCTAGAGCTAATAGAAAAGTTTGATACAGATGCTCCTTTTTTTGTAAGAAAAGAAGATATCGGTGACGATATAGCTGACGTTAATGATATCATTGCCAGAAGAAGACGCGAATTCAACAGAAGAGATAAGGCTACAAAATCAAACGCATTGATACCGTGCTTTGTCAAAATCAAAGGCCCTGTGGGAATTTTGCACATGGGGGACAATCACGTTGATGACCCCGGAACAGACATCCACCTTCTTCAGAAACATATTGACCTGATTAACGGTACGGAGGGATTGTTCGGTGCTAATGTTGGCGACATGGCAAATCACTGGGTTGGACGGCTCGCTCGCCTCCACGCATATCAGTCAACTACTGAAGCAGAAAGTTGGAGACTGGTGGAATGGCTTATGACCAGTGTTGACTGGTTATATATAATTGGCGGCAATCACGATATGTGGGTTGGTGATGGCGATCCTATTGAGTGGATGGTTAGAAATCAGATGGGGGTTTATAAGTCCCACGGCGCTAGAATAGAGTTAAGATTTCCTAATGGCAATTCAGCTATTATTAACGCTCGTCATGACTGGCCGGGGCATTCTCAGTATAATCCAGCGCACGGTCCAGCGAAGGCAATACAAAGAGGTGTAACTGACCATATAGTTATCGCTGGTCATAAGCACATAACGGGATACCAAATCTTAAAGAACCCGTTGTCTGGCGTCATATCTCATGCGCTAAGGGTTGCTTCATATAAAATCCATGACGATTATGCTAATGCCTTGGGTTTGCCGGATCAGAATATATCGCCAGCAGTTTTGACTATTATAGACCCAGAAAAAGATCAAAGCGATCCGGGTATGATCAATGTTTTCCACGATGTTGATAGCGGTGTGGAATTTTTAAGATTTTTAAGAAAAAAATATGTTAAAGTTAATGAAGCATCTCAAGGAAAAGTCTGATGGCTGTAGAAAAGCGTCTTGAAGAGAGTGAAATTGAATTAATGAACCCCGACAGCCCTGCCCAAGAGGTGGAAGTCGCTGTTGTTAATCCTGAGGCTGTTGCGATTTCAACAGATGATGGTGGTGTTGTGATTGACTTTAGCCCTGAAGGCGAAGGCATTTTTGAGGGCGGTCATGATGCAAATCTAGCTGACGCAATGGATGATAAGGAGCTTCAGGGTCTTGCTTCAGAACTTTCTTCTGACTTTGAGATGGATCAAAACTCTCGTTCTGATTGGGCAGACGCTTATGTTAAGGGCCTAGACCTGTTGGGTTTAAAGGCCGAAGACAGAACCACGCCTTGGCCCGGAGCTTGCGGAGTTTACCATCCTATCTTGACAGAGGCAGTGATACGCTTTCAATCGCAAGCGATTATGGAGGTGTTTCCAGCGTCTGGACCCGTCAAGACTAAAGTTGTTGGTAAGATTACGAACGAAAAACAAGAACAGGCAAACCGCGTTCGAGATTATATGAATTACCTCTTGACCGAAAAAATGACAGAGTATCGTCCAGAGATGGAACAACTGTTGTTTAGTCTGCCGTTAGCTGGGTCAGCCTTTAAAAAAGTTTACTTTGATGCCAGCATGGATCGTATTTGCACTACGTTCGTACCCGCCGAAGATTTTGTAGTTAGCTATGGAAGCTCTGATTTGCCGTCAGCAGAAAGATACACGCATATTATGCGTAAATCTTCTAATGAGATTAGGAAGTTGCAAGTCGCTGGTTTGTATAGAGATGTAAAGATTGGTAATGCTCCTAACTATGAGACTGATATTCAAGAGAAGTATGACGAAATAGAGGGCGAGAGCCGCGCAGGCGACAATGACAATCGTCACATTGTTCTAGAAATGCATGTTGATCTTGATCTGGAAGGCTTTGAAGATAGAGACGATAGCGGAGAACCGACAGAGATAGCGTTGCCGTATGTTGTGACTATTTTAAAGTCTGGCAATAAGATTTTGTCTATACGCCGCAATTGGTATGAAGATGATAATAAGAAAATGAAGCGTATGCACTTTGTGCATTATCAATATATGCCCGGTTTAGGGTTTTATGGCTTCGGACTTATTCATCTGATTGGTGGTATTGCTAAAAGCGCAACTTCAATTCTTCGTCAGTTAGTCGATGCTGGCACACTCTCTAACCTTCCGGGTGGTCTAAAGTCTCGCGGTTTGCGTATAAAGGGAGACGATAGTCCAATCATGCCGGGTGAGTTCAGGGATGTTGATGTTCCGGGTGGAGCAATCAGGGATAATATCACATTCCTTCCATACAAAGAACCAAGCGGCGTACTTCATCAGATGCTGGGTGAGCTTGTTGATGAAGGCAGGCGTTTCGCTTCCTTGACCGATTTAAAGCTTGCTGACATGAAGCAGGACGCTCCCGTGGGCACAACCTTGGCTTTAATTGAACGGTCAATGAAGGTTATGACTGCAATTCAAGCTCGTTTACATGCTTCGATGAAGCGAGAGTTTGTTTTAGTTTCTGACCTTGTTCATGATTATGGGGCAGACGATGGTTATGAGTACGAATCAGAGGATGACGCTGTAAAAGTAGAGGACTTTGATAATCGTATAGATGTCATCCCTGTTAGCGATCCAAACTCATCTACGATGAGTCAACGCATTATGCAGTATCAGGCTGCATTACAGCTATCTCAACAAGCCCCTCAAATGTATGATTTGCCAGAACTGCATAGGCAAATGCTTGATGTTCTTGGAATTCAAGATGCAGATTCTATTATTCCTCTTACTGGAGAGAGGAAGCCCCGTGATCCTGTATCAGAGAACATGGATGTTCTGAACGGCAAGCCAATGAAAGCGTTCTCATATCAAGATCATGAAGCGCATATACAGGTGCACATGAACGCCATACAAGACCCGAAAATTACTCAGCTTGTGAGCCAAAGCCCGATGGCCGGCACCATACAGGCCGCCATGTCGGCGCACATACAAGAGCATTTAGGGTTCATGTACAGGCGTGAAATTGAGAAACAAATGGGCGTTGAATTGCCACATGAGAACGAGCCCCTGCCAGAAGATGTTGAAGTTAACTTGTCTCGCCTTGTTGCTGAAGCGTCAGATCGGTTATTCCGAAAAGATGTTATGGAAGAGCAACAGAAGAAAGCCATGGAGCAGGCCCAAGACCCTGTTATCCAGATGCAACAACAAGAGCTCCAGCTTGAGGCGGCAGACCTTGAGCGTAAGGCGCAAACTGACACCGCTAGAATGATCAAAGACCTTAAAGAGGCCCAGATGCGTCAAGAGACTGAGCTTCTCAGGATTAAGTCTCAAGAGCGTATGGAAGGCTCTAGGTTGGGCGTTGAGATTGCTAAAGACGCTTTGGCGGCAGAGCAGAAAAAAGAAGACGTTAAGCGTAAGGGCATTATGGATACAGCCAAGGTTCTTTCTGATGTTGGAAAAAGCTTGATGAACCCGAATAATGGTAATAGAAACAATAGAGGTTAAAATTAACTTGAGGTGATGTGTGGCTGTAATAGAGAATCTCTATGAGTTATATCAAAAGAACATTAGAGAATATATGAATGAGAAGGCAGACTTTTTAGCTACTGGTGGTGCGAGTAGCTTTGAAGAATACAACAAGGCAGTGGGAGTAATCCAAGGTCTTGCATTGGCTGAAAGAGAGCTTATTGATCTTTTTGATGCTTTGCGTAAAGGAGAAGAAGATGACTGAAGAGAATGTCGTTCCATTGGACGATGTAAGAAAGGCAAAAGCCCTGCCTGATCCTGTGGGCTATAAATTGCTCATAGCAATCCCCACTAAAGAAGAAAAGACTGAAGGTGGCATCTTGTTGCCGGAAGACGCTCGCCGTCGAGAAGAAGAAGCCAGCATTACGGGCCTGATATTAAAAGTTGGTCCTGACGCTTATTCTGACATTGAGAGGTTTCCCGGCGGTCCTTGGTGCAAAAAAGGCGATTGGATCGTAATGCGCTCTTATAGCGGCACTAGGATAGAGGTGCATGGCAAGGAGTTTCGTATTATTAATGACGATTCTGTCGAGGCAATAGTAGAAGACCCAAGGGGGATCAAACGGGTATGATTAAAGAAGGAGCTTTGCAAGAGGCTGAAGAAGTCATTGAGGAAGAAGATGTTCCCGACCCTGACGCCTTTGAAGTTAGTATCGTAGATGACACTCCCGAAGAAGATCGTGGTCGAGTTAAGCAAGCGGATGACGATGCTGAAGACGCTGATGTTGGCGACGATGATGAGGAAGTGGATGAAACGCAGTTCAGCAAGCGTATCCAAAAAAGGATTAATAAGCTTCGCTATGATTACAATGAAGAGAGACGAGAGAAAGAGCGTTTTCAAAGAGAAAATACAGAAGCAGTAACTTACGCTCAATCTATACAAAGTCAGAATGACAATTTGCGAGATCAGTCTTCTGAGTTAAGGCGTCTCCTCTATGATCAGGTGGCTGCAAAAACAGACACAGAAATAGAATCTGTTAAACGTCAATATAAGGACGCTTACGAGAGTGGTGATACAGACTCGGTTGTAAGCGCTCAAGAGGACTTGAGTAGGCTTTATGCTGAAAAAACTAGATTTGCAGTTGAGAGCGACGGGTTTGATCAACAGGCCGCGTCTCAACAGCAGCCTCAACCTCAACAGCAGGCACCTAATATACCGCCTCCTGATCCAATGGCAGTTGACTGGTTAAAACGTAATTCTTGGTTCCAGCAACCCGGATATGAGGAATTGACAGGATTTGCTGTGGGTCTTCATGAAAAACTTGTAAAACAAGGGGTAGACCCGCGTAACAATCCAAGCTATTATGAGAATATAGATGCTGCTATTGAAGAGCAGTTTTCTAAAACCTTGGGGAAGGGCAAAAAGCCAGCTAGTGAGGCTCCGACTTCCCGAAGAACCCCGGTAGTATCGCCGTCCAAAAGGGGGTCTGGTGGTACTCCGCGCAAAGTGGAGTTAACTAGTACTCAGGTTTCTCTCGCCAAGAAACTTGGGTTATCGCCTCAACAGTACGCGGCACAGCTTGTGAAGGAGATGAGTAATGGCTGACGTAAGAGGATCAGAGCGCAAACCGAGACAGACGGATACCCGTGAAGAACAGGTGCGTAATAAACCATGGGAACCGCCGCAAGTACTTCCTGATCCAACCCCGCAAGACGGTTATGTTTTTCGGTGGATTAGGACTTCTACTCTTGGCAACGCAGACAATGTGAATGCATCTAAGCGTTTCCGGGAAGGATGGGAGCCTGTAAAGGCTGAGGATCATCCAGAGTTGATGCTTCAATCTGACCACGGTACAAAGTGGGAAGGGAACATCGAAGTTGGAGGTCTTCTACTTTGTAAGACTACCGTCGAAAATGTAGAAGCGCGTAATGAGTATTATGCGAATGCAGCGGCTAGGCAGGTTGAGTCTGTTGATAACAACTTCATGCGGGAGAATGATCCGCGAATGCCTAAGCTAAATGAATCTTCTACTAGGGTTCAGTTTGGCCGAGGTTCGAAGCCGGGTTAGTCTCTTTGGTTTAAACTTTGTCCTTTGGAAGGAGATTAGGCAATGGCAACAACTGCTACGCCTTATGGATTCCGTCCTGTTGGTCTTCTTGGCGGTGGCACTTGGTCCGATTCAATTCGCCACATTAAGATTGCTAACAATTACGGAACTGCGATTTTCTATGGAGATGTCGTAAAACTCGTCAATACTGGTACGGTGGAAAAAGACACCGGGACCACGGCGATGACACCCTGTGGAATCTTTGTTGGGGTTCGATATACTGATCCTAACACAAGTCAATTGACCTTTAGTCAAACGTATCCTGCTTCTACGGCAGCAGATGATATTATGGCTTATGTTGTGGATGATCCGAATGTGGTCTTTCAAGCACAGGGCGATGCCTCTTTGGCTCAAACCGCCCTTGGCAACAATGTAGCTGCCGTTCAAACGGCTGGCTCTACGTCAATTGGAACGAGTAAGAACGCTGTTGATTCTAGTACAATAGCGGTCACAAAAACTCTCCCAATTCGCATCATTGATTTCGTTGATGGTCCGAACTCTGAGGTTGGTGACGCCTTTACGGATGTCATCTGTAAGTTCAACTCTGGTGGTGACGCGACTGGCGACAGTTGTGCTTCCCATCAATATCAAGATACCACTGGTATCTAGGAGGTCTAGCAATGGCTATTTCAAGAGCACAGATGCTTAAAGAACTCCTGCCGGGGTTGAATGCTCTCTTCGGTCTGGAGTACGAAAAGTACGAAGACGAACATACTGAGGTTTATGAGTCCGAATCTTCTGAGCGTAGCTTTGAAGAGGAAGTGGCTCTATCAGGGTTCGACGCTGCGCCTGTCAAGAATGAAGGCTCATCGATTTCGTATGATGTCGCGCAGGAATCTTTTACTGCTCGCTATAACCACGAAACGGTTGCAATGGGTTTTGCAATTACTGAGGAAGCTATGGAGGATAACCTCTATGACTCTCTCAGTGCTCGCTATACCAAAGCCCTTGCCCGTGCAATGGCTTATACGAAGCAGGTAAAAGCTGCCACACCACTGAATAATGGTTTCAACACCTTTCAGTCTGGTGACGGTGTAACCCTGTTTAGTACTGCTCACCCGTTGGTGAGTGGTGGCACTAACTCTAATCGTCCTGCTACGGCAACGGACTTGAATGAAACCTCTCTTGAGGCTGCTGTCATTCAAATCTCAAAATGGACGGATCAACGTGGCCTTTTGATTGCGGCTCGCCCCCGCAAGCTGATTGTCCCACCGGACTTGATGTTTGTTGCAACTCGTATTCTCGAATCCGAGCTTCGTGTTGGAACCGCTGACAACGATGTCAACGCCATCATGACCAATGGTACAATACCTGAAGGTTATGCGGTCAATCATTACCTCACGGACACAAACGCTTTCTTCATTCGCACTGATGTGCCGAATGGCATGAAGCATTTTGAACGTGCTCCAATGACGACTGCTATGGACGGTGATTTCCAAACTGGTAACGTGCGATATAAGTCGCGTGAGCGTTATTCGTTTGGTGTTTCTGATCCTCTCGGAATTTTCGGTTCACCCGGAGCTTCCTAAGTTAGTGGAGGGGGAGGGTTCGCCCTCCCCTTCTTTTTTTTAATTGTCGTGATGGCGCTTGTGCGTTGGTTCTGAGGAGGACTGTTATGACAACCACTCATTTTACGAATGGCGTTTCTAACCAAACGGTTGGTGACCCTTTATACGATTATCCATATCTAGACCCGTTTAAGTTCTACAGCTACTCTAATGATTTCTTCACTTATCATTCTGATGAGTGGACGATCACAACGACAGAGGCTGGAACAGGCAGTGCCACTGAAGCGTTAACGTCTCAAGCTGGCGGGGCTCTTCTTGTCACAAACGCTGCGGGAGACAACGATCTCGACTTCTTCAATCTGAAGGGTGAGTCTTTTAAGTATGTTTCTACGAAGCGTATGTTCTTCAAAGCTAAGTTCAAGGTTAGTGACGCTACTCAATCTGATGTTGTTATGGGTCTTACGATCACAGACACAACTCCGCTTGATACGACTGACGGTATTTTCTTCCAGAAAGATGATGGCGATACTAATATCGACTTCAACATCGAGAAGAATAATAGCGCCACATCCAATACGGCTATTGGCACCCTTGCTGATGATACGTTCATTACTGTAGCATTTGCGTATGATCCCAATACAAGCTCTTTCTCTATATTCATGGACGATGCTAAGGTTGGTGAGCAAACCACTCTCACAAATGTTCCTGACGATGAGGAACTGACGATTGCTTTTGGCATCCAAAACGGAGAGGCAGCAGCAAAAACCATGACTATCGATTACATTATTTGTGCAGTCGAGCGGTAATTTAGGTTCGGGAGGGGGTAACCCCTCCCTACCTTTCAGGAGGTTTATATGGCGGATGCTGTAAACATCACCACTATTGAGGATGGGGAGCGGCAACTTGTTGTTCAGTTGACAAACCTCTCCGATGGTACAGGTGAGAGTGACGTAACCAAGATCGATGCTTCGGCGCTTGCTTCTAGCGCTACAGGCAAAGCGTGTAATGAAGTTCGCATCCAAGAGATATGGGCGCAAGTTCATGGATTTGATGGAGTTCGACTTCTTTATGATGCTGATACCAATGTGGTAGCGTTTGACGCTGGCGTTGGTTGGAATTATCAGGACTTCTCTAGTGTCGGTGGATTGAAGATGTATGGAACCAACGCTATTGGCGACATTCTTCTTACCACATTAGGCACAGAAGCGTCTGGCGATTCTTACGAGATCGTTATTAGGGCAGTCAAGTACTACGCCTAATGGATATCGGGGCAAGTATGATATGGAACGTCACATTAAGCGTGTGCGTTCCTATCTTCGTGTTCTGGCTTCGATCCTTAGGTCAAAGGTTTGATAGGATGGATGCCGATATACACAGCTTTAGGGTAGGTCTTTCTGAAACTAGAGAAAAAATGGCGCATAACTATGTGACCAAGACTGATCTGCAAGACGATATAAAGTCGATTATGCTTAGGTTTGATAGGCTTGAAGAGAAGTTTGACAAGATTTTGACTGAGAGATTGTCAAGGATGTAGGTCCGATATGGCGGCACGAAGAAAGCGCGGAACTGGTATGAAGGGCATGACCATAAAAGGTGGTCATAAGCGCTCTACTAAATCAGGCGCAGGCATGACCGCCAAGGGGGTTGCTAAATACAGGCGTCAAAACCCCGGAAGTAAGCTGAAAACGGCTGTCACTGAGAAAAAACCTAAATCAAAAGCCAGAGCAAGTCGCCGTAAGTCTTTCTGCGCTCGTAGCGCTGGTCAGATGAAAAAATTCCCTAAAGCTGCCAAGAACAAGAATAGTAGATTGCGTCAAGCTAGGCGCAGGTGGAGATGTTGATGGTTGCAAAGAAAAAATCCCCCGCAAAAAAGAAATCACCTGCTCGTAAGCCTGCGGCTAAAAAAAGTCGGGTGAACGAGGCTGGTAACTATACGAAGCCTGCTATGCGGAAGCGCTTGTTTAGCCGAATAAAGTCTGGCGGCAAGGGCGGTAAGCCGGGTCAATGGAGCGCAAGGAAGGCTCAGATGCTGGCAGGTGCTTACAAAAAAGCTGGTGGCGGGTATAGAGACTGATGCCAAAACGTAAATCTCAAAAGAGTTTAGATAGATGGACAAAGCAAAAATGGAAAACCAAGTCGGGAAAACCTTCGGGGAAGACTGGGGAAAGATACTTACCAGCGAGCGCTATAAAGTCGTTGTCCCCTCAGGAGTATGCGGCGACCACGCGAGCAAAGCGCCGGGGGACTGCTGCCGGAAAACAGTTCGTAAAACAACCAAGAAAAATAGCCAAAAAGACAGCTAGGCACCGCAAGAAATGAGCATATCGCGTTCTCAAATGGGTAGTCAATTGAAGGGGGGTAAGAAAATGCCTTTTTCTAAATATAGTCCTAAGCAAAAAAAATTAGCTAAAGTGGCTCCTCCGCGCAATAAAATTACAGGCGCTGATTTAAAAAAAATGAAAAAAAAGAAACCTTCCAAGGGGCGTAAGAAAAAGTGAATATTGAGAACGGCGTTATTTGTGAAGAGTTGCGGTCTTGGTCTAGCTCTGTTTTAGAGACACCAAATCCGCATCTGTCCGGTTTGCCGGCCTGTCCTTATGCAAAGAAGTCATGGTCGGAAGGCCGTACTAATGTGTTGGTTGGGGAAGATGTTCTAGATTTAAAGAAAGCGATAAACCTCTACAACCCAATCTCTACGGATATATTGATATGGGTTAATTTTAACTTAGGGCGTCAGGACTTATGGGAGCGCTGGATTGCCTTGTGGAACAAGAGGCATGTAAAGAAAAACATTAATCTTATGTTGTTTCATCCTGATTATCCGCCGTCAGAGGATAGTGAGGATTTCTTAACTGACAATGAATGGGAATCCTCCCTTGATGATTATATGATGGTTTTTATTCAATCGCTTTCCGAACTTAATAAAGCAAGTGTGGCGTTAGAAGGCGTTGGGTATTATAATCATTTCTCAGATCATCTTTATCAAACACTGGTTTTGGATAGAAGGAGAGTTTGCGATGGCGATGGGTAAAAAGAGAATGGCTAAGAAGAAAAAGCCAGCGAAGAAAGTTATGGCTCGCGGCGGCATGAAAAAAGTCATGATGCGCGGCGGCAGTAAATCTGTGAAACAAGCTAAACGCTTAGGTGCTAAGGTTGGTAAGACCGAGACCCCGCCAAAGAGCATTAAGAAAAAAGTCATGATGCGCGGCGGCAGCAAAATGAAGAAGAAGTGATTAGATGGCGACCAGCGGTACATCAGATTTTACTTTAGATATCATAGATATCTGCGAAGAAGCCTATGAAAGAGCGGGTATGGAGATGCGTGGCGGTTACGAGTTAAAAACCGCCCGTCGCAGCTTAGACCTTATGTCTCTTGAGTGGATTAATCGTGGGGTTAATCTTTGGACTATTGAAGAGGGGACTTTGGCGTTAACCGCTGGCACTGCTACCTATGGATTTCCGGCGGGTACGATTGATTTTATTGAGCATCACATTAGAACTAACGCTAACAGCACAAGCAATCAGTCTGATTCAAGCTTAACAAGAATTAGCCCGTCAACATTTGCTAATATTCCTAATAAGCTTACTTCAGGTAAGCCTTTGCAAATCTATATCCAAAGGACAAATAGTCCCCAGTTTACTTTATGGCCCGTGCCGAATGCCACACAGACATATACGCTGGCCTTCTTGAGAATTAAAAGAATTCAAGATGTTGGCACTAAAGGGACCAATAATTACGATGCGCCGGGGCGTTGGTTGCCCGCTCTAACCGCTGGCTTGGCTTACTATGTTTCAATGAAGAACGTCCAAACGCAAGAAAGAACCCCCGGCCTTAAACAGATTTATGATGAGCAGTTTGATTTTGCCGCTGGTGAAGACAGGGTAAAGGCAGGCATACGAATCACTCCGGGGGGTTATAACATATAATGTCCTATGCTGACGGTAAATATGCTCTTGGTATCTGTGATCGAAGCGGATTTACATACAAGTTGAAAGACTTGATGTACGAAGTGAGGGACGGGAAGAATACGGGCCTGCGTGTGGGGCGTGATATGTTAGACCCAGATCATCCACAAAACTTCTTAGGCAGTTTCCCAATAAATGATTTTCAAGCTTTAAGGGGCGCTCGCCCAGACAATAGGCTCGGCTCTTCTTCAAATGCATCTGCAAATTGGAACCCTGTGGGAGATAGAAACACTCTTTCTCAAGCTTATGGGTTCTCAACGCAAGATAGCTTGCAGGCGAATGGAGGCGTGGGCTCTGTTACGGTCTCGGTATGATGTCGTGTTTTAGTGAAGATATAGATTTAATGCAGAAAGCTGCCGCTGATTTAGACTCTTTTTACTTTGTTAGCGTCGATGGGGCTGATGAAGACAATGTTAAAGTTGTTGTAGAGTTTTCTGGAATTAGCGATCTCGATCAAGCTATGTGGTTTGGGCGTTATGTTTCTTTGCTTCTACAAATAAATGATTTTGATGGTTACTCTGAATTGCCAAACTGAGGCTCTACTATGAATTATACACAATTAAAAACTGCTATTCAGGATTATACACAAAGTAGCGAGACCTCCTTTGTAACCAATATAGACACCTTCATTACGCAAGCTGAGAACCGTCTTTTCTTTGATATTGATGTTCCTGATTTTCATAAAAATGTTACTGGAACGATGACGCAAAACAACACCTTCTTACAAAAACCCGAAGATTTGTTTAAGGTGTACTCATTAGCGGTTATCAAGACAGGGAATGTGTATAGCTATATGTTGCCTAAAGATGTTTCTTTTATCCGTGAGGCTTTTCCTGACGCTGACGATTCGGGCTTACCTACGCATTACGGCAACTTTGACGATGAGTTCTTTATTGTTGGCCCTGTCCCTGATGACGATTATTCGGTAGAGCTTCACTACAAGTTTCAACCTGATGCATTGTCGTCCACTAATGCAAATAGTTGGTTCGGTGACAATGCTGAAGCGGCTTTGTTGTATGCTACTCTGGTAGAGGCATATACTTACTTAAAGGGCGAGCAGGATATAATGTCCTTCTATGGTGAGAGATATAGCTCTGCCTTGCAAGCCTTGCAAAATTATGGGGCCGCTGAGGTTAATATGGACTCTTATCGCAACACTATGAGGCGCACAGCATGATCTCTGAAGCCCTATCTACAGGAGCAGTACCATCTGTCTTTGTTGAGACAAGTTCAAACGGTGGGCTGTCTGCTGAACAAATAACAGACTTGTGTTGTCGCAAGTTAATTTACGTCTCTGACGATGCGCCCCCGGCTATACGAGATCAGGCAAATTCGTTTAAAGTTCGTGTAGAAAGTGTGGTTTTGAGTTATATTAAGGAAGCTATGAGGGCAGAGCGAGATCGTTGCGTCCATGTGGCTTCTGTCGGTGGTTATGATGATCTCGCTAATCTGTTAAGGAGAGCGTAATGGCTTTTAGCGGAAACTTTATGTGTACATCCTTCAAGAAAGAACTTCTGGAAGGTGTTCACAATTTTAAAAATAGCGGTGGTGGTACGTTTAAATTAGCCATGTATACAAATTCGGCTAGTTTTACTGCTGCAACTACAGCCTACACTACGGGCAATGAGGTCAGCGGCACTGGGTATAGTGCCGGTGGCGGAAGCTTGACGCGGGTGGACCCGACAAGCAGCGGGACAACTGGATTTACTGATTTTAGTGATATCACTTTTGGCTCGTCCACCATAACGGCTCGCGGTGCGTTGATATATAATGATTCAGCATCGGGTGATCCGACTGTTGTTGTTCTTGATTTTGGCTCTGATAAAAGTAGTTCTTCTGGCGATTTTACCGTTCAGTTCCCTGCGTTTGATGCGTCAAATGCAATTATCAGGATAGCGTAGTGTAGAGAATGAGTTCTTTAACAGGATGGGGGCGTGAGACTTGGAATAGCGGGGCATGGAACTCCCCCGCTCCGGTTCAGGTTACTGGGATTGCGGGAACTGGTGGTGTTGGCTCCGTAACTGTCGGTCTTGGTTTCACTGTAGACGTTACTGGCGTTGGTGGAACTGGTCAGGTTGGTAGTGGAACCGTCATAGCGCTACCTGCGACTGTCTCTGTAACAGGGGTTAGTGCTTCAGGTCAAACATCTCAGCTTAACGTCTGGAGTGAGGTGGTGACGGTTCAAGATGCTAAGTATCAAAGGATAGCTGCTTAATTAAGGTTAAAATTAACCTTAATCAGTTTAGGAGAGTTAAATGGCTAGTACATTCGTAAATGATCTTCGTTTAGAGGAGATGGGGACGGGCGAGAATTCCGGCACTTGGGGAAATAAGACCAATGCGAATTTGGAGTTAATCGGAGAAGCGTTTGGCATGGGCACCGAAAACCTCGGTTCTGATGCTAACACGACGATTACCATTGCTGACGGTACAGCAGATGCCGCTCGTTCTATTTATTTGAAGATTACATCTACGAGCCTAAGCGCGACAAGGACCGTAACTCTCGCTCCCAATACAGTTTCTAAGATATGGGTTATTGAAAACGCCACTACAGGCAGTCAGTCAATATCAATTAAACAAGGCTCTGGGGCAGAGGTTGTAATTCCAAACAGCGGCGTGAAAGCGATTGTCACAGATGGCGCTGGTTCTGGGGGTGCTGTTTTTGATGTATTCACCGACCTTTCGGTTGCCGGAACCTTTACAACTGGTGCGTCAGTAACGGTTGGAAGTGGCGCAGCAGAAGATACGAAGGTCGTGTTTGATGGTAACGCGCAGGATTTCTATATCGGGTTGGATGACAGCGCTGATGATCTAGTTATCGGGAAAGGCTCCACTGTCGGCACTACGCCAGCCGTTGAGATTGATGAAAATCTAGACATTAAGTTCGCTGAAAGTATTGGTGTTGGACAAGCTGCGTCTAGCACGACTGGTGATATTGTGGCTCAAACAATGAGCCTAAAGGGCACAACGCCAAGCCTTACGATTGGTGACGGCGGTGCGGAAGACACAAAACTTGTTTACGATGGTAATGCTAAAGACTTCTATATGGGTCTTGACGATAGCGCTGATAAGTTGGTTGTGGGCGTTGGTTCGGGGGTTGGAACGAACTCAATTTTGACCCTTGATGATGATTCTGTAACGATTGGAGATGGCGCTGCTGTTGATACAAAAATTGTATTTGATGGTAACGCGCAAGATTATTACGTTGGGTTAGATGACAGTGCAGATGACCTTCTAATAGGTCTTGGTTCTGCTGTCGGTACAACTCCTGCAATTTCAATTGATGAAAATCAAACCGTTACCTTTAGTAAGAATACTCTTAGCGCTACCGATACAGATACGTCCAATACAGGAAGTATCACGTTAGATTTTCAAGCTAACCAAAACTTCGTCTTGACGTTAACCGGAAATATTACTTTAGCAAATCCGTCAACAGAGGCTGTTGGGCAGTCTGGAGTGATGGTTATGATACAAGACGGCACTGGTTCTCGAACCCTCAGCCTTGGAACAGACTATGAAACTGCTGGCGGGTCAGGAATAACATTAAGTACAGGAGCAAATGCCGTTGATGTAATCCCGTATTTTGTAAAGGCGTCTGGAAGCATTCAACTGGGCGCAGTGCAAAAGGCGTTTGCTTAAATGGCTCTGTCTCCCTCCTTCTGGTTTACGCAAAGCGGTCCCACAACCACCGAAATTACCCCGGCTATGTGGGAAGGAAGCGTTCAGGGCCTTGCCAACTGGACTAGATCAGGTAACGACATATCTAAGACCGCAGTTACCGGCGGCGGCTTTAATAATATCCGAATAAAACACGCTACCGCGCCCGTTCTGGATGGCAACTTCACATGGACATATACTCAAGTCGGAGATATGGGCGGCAACACCGATTCTAGCTATGGGTTCTACGATATATCTGAGGATGCCACATGGACACTTACCACATTCAATCAAGGTTTAGATGCCATGACCAATAGCTATTGGTTTGATGCGGATGGCGTCGAGACTATCGAAACATTTGAGGGCGGCGCATCTAAAACTGCTGGGATAGCTTTTGATACAGATGACGAGTTTATATGGCAGCGATCAGGTACAACTCTAACATTATCTATCGCTGGTTCTGTTGTTCAAACGTGGACAGGTACTTCGGAAACTTTGAGGTTTGTCGTTTCCGGCTTCGGCTTAAATAAAGCCAACCTTAGTGATATTACATGCATAACTTAAAACTACAGACGACAATTGCAGGCAGGCCGTTAAAAGGTCAGGGTATTTAGGAGATCAGATCATGTGGGCAGTAGTTAAAGACAACAAAGTTATTGAGGTAATCAGTTCGCCAAAGCCTGTTGTTATTGACGAAGTACAGCATCCAAGGGAAACTTTTATTTCTTGGACAGATGAGGAGCGTAAAGCTATCGGGGTTGTCCCTTATGTTTATGAGGGGGATAGTGTGAATGCTATGTTCTATACGTCTTCTGAGTCTTCGCCTGTCATTTCATCAGATAAGGTTGTTGTGACGATAACAAAAACTGCCAAGTCCGTAAGTTCTGTAAAGGGCGCTATGAAGGAAATTGTTTCTTCTTCCCTTGGCCGTCACCTTAGTCAAACTGACTGGATTGTTGTGCGTGAACAAGATAATGGGGCCGCAAAGCCTTCTGATCTTGCTAAATGGCGCACAGACTTGAGATCGAAGGCTGCTGCTCTCAAAACAGCCATTGATAGCAAAAGCGATGTCGCATCTTTAGAGGCTATAACAATCCTTACAGAAGAAATGAAAGGCGCTGGGAAGAAGCAATCGGATTTTGACGATTGGCCCCAAAACCCAAGATCGATTGGTGAGTAAAATTGGCTCTTCAGAAGTTAGCATTCCGTCCGGGCATAGTAAAAGATGCTACCCGCTATAGCGGCGAAGGGAATTGGTTTGACTGTGACAAAGTTCGCTTTGTTAACGGGCTTCCACAAAAGCTAGGCGGCTGGGTTAAGGTTAGCTCTACCAGATTTTCTGGTGTTTGCCGTTCTTTATTTAACTGGTCAACATTATCTGGTAGAGACTTCTTGTCACTAGGTACCTCCACCCAACTTCTTATCGAAGAGGGGGGTGCTATCTCTAATGTTACGCCTCTTCGAACATCTAATATAACCTTAGGTTCTAACCCTATTAAAACCAATACGGCAGGCACTGGTGAGGTGACTGTAACTCATGCCAGTCATGGCGCTATAGTAGACGATACTGTCATCATGACGGGGGCAGCAACGGTTGATGGTGTTACGAACGTACAATTAAACACAAGTCACGCTATAACTGTTGTTGTGGACTCTAATTCATATAAGTTTGTAACCGCAGGATCATCATCTTCTGGAAATACGGCGGGTGGTGGCTCTTCTGTTATTGTGTCGTATGAAATAAACACTGGTCCAGCAGAGGCAGGCTCTGATGGTTTAGGTTTTGGCGCTGGATTTTGGGGTGGAACAAGATCGGGAGCGACTACTACCACACTGGCCTCAGGGATTAACAATTCAGTAACAACCATCCCTCTCACTTCCGCGACAGGATTCGATACTGCCGCGACGACTATTTCAGCAAATATCGATGCCGTTGTGGGACTTATTAATGTTGCCTCGACAACTGGGTTCCCTGCTGTCGGAATTGTCAAGATTGGTTCTGAGGAGATGTATTACACCTCAGTAAAATCTTCTACAGCATTATCAGGCATAACCAGAGGCTACAACGGCACAACCGCAGCTTCTCACTCTTCCGGGGCTTCAGCCACATATGTCGGAACATTGGTTATTGGTGAAGAGATTATTACCTATACAGGCGTATCTACTAACAGCCTTACCGGGGCACAAAGGGGGCAGCTTGGCAGTACGGCTGCTGCCCATGATTCTGGCGCTACAGCTACAGAATCTTTTAACTTTGTAGGCTGGGGATCAGTAATACCAGCTTCCGAAGAATCGGCTACTGAATCCGCAACATCGGTCAGGATGTGGAAGCAGGATAACTTTGGAGAAGACTTGCTGGCTAATATTTATGGCGGTAGCTTGTATTATTGGGACACTAGCGATGGTTTTACCAACCGTGCCGTCGAATTATCAAGCCTAGATGGCTCCTCGGACTGCCCAACGTCTGCTCGCGTTGTTCTGGTCTCAGATAATGACCGTCATGTTTTAGCGTTTGCCTGTAATGATATAACAACGGGCGATGTAGACCCGCTCTTAATACGGTGGGGAGATCAAGAGTCCCTGACAAACTGGACCCCGGCCACAACAAATACGGCTGGCGATTTAAGGATCAATAACGGGTCTGAGATCATAACTGCTGTGGAAACTCGCCAAGAGGTTCTGGTGTGGACCGACAGGAGCCTTCATTCACTAAGGTTCGTTGGTAGCCCCTTCGTTTTTGGTCAAACCATGATATCGCAGAATGTGACTATTGTGGGACCAAACGCGGTTACCGCTATGGGAGACGCGGTATTCTGGATGGGGAATAATACCTTCTATACATACAACGGGCGCGTATCGACCTTACCTTGCCCCGTCAGGAATTTTATCTTTCAAGATTTAAATTTCAGTGAAAGAGACAAGTTTTTCGCGGCGACCAATTACGAGTTTAATGAAGTGATGTTCTTTTATGTCTCTGTAGGATCAGAAGATGTGAATAAGTATGTCATTTATAACATTCAAGATCAGGTTTGGTACACCGGAACACTGCCTCGCACGGCTTGGATTGATAGAAGTATTCGGGAATTCCCTATAGCTGTATCTCCTGATGGATACATATTCCAGCACGATGATGGGCTGGATGACGGCAGTGAAACCCCTGCGGTTGGGATGAATTCTTTTATAGAAAGTTCAGACTTTGAAATAGGCGAAGGCGATAGATTTCAATTTATCAGCCGTATTATACCAGATTTAAGCTTTAATGGGTCTTCCGTAGATGCGCCGTCTGTATCGTTTTCTTTAAAGCCGAGAAATTTTCCGGGCTCTGCTTTTGGAACTTCTGGTTCTGCGTCTGTCTCCGCGAGCCAAACCGTTGATGTTGAACAATTTACTGATCAAGCGTTTGTTCGTCTTCGCAGTAGGGAGATGGCGGTTAGGGTATCGTCTGATGACGCTGGTGTATTCTGGAGACTGGGCACCCCTAGAATAGATGTTAGGAAGGACGGGAGGCGTTGATGGCTGCGGCTATTCAAAAAAGTCAACTAGTTTCTTTCACTCTTCCCACTCCAACGATGGGATATTCTGCTGATTATATGAATTCTCTTGTTCGTTCTTTAGAGATTTTCTTTGAGAGAGAGCAAGAAGAGGGTAATATTAGGGGGTCAACGCTTATTTTGACCCAACTGCCTACAAGTGGAGCTAATCTCTTTAATGGCGAAGTTTATGTTGATGAAACCGGGTTTTTAAAAGTTGTCCGTTCAGAGGATAATTTTACGCCGTCTTTGTTGGGGGCTACTGGTTCGGTGACGGTAGTTATTTCTTAGGAGTTTGTTATGCCAGTACTATATCCTCACGCGCAAGACCGACCGATGCTTGATCCAAAGCAGCTTCCCATGCAAATAAATGCGCCAGTATCCCCTCAAGAGGGTGGGTCTGCGTTGGCCGGGTTAATATCCGATGAAGATGGTCGAGGCCAAGCCCAAGAGGCTATGGGATCGGCGCTACGGGCAGTAACGAATGATGATATAATGTCTGGTCTGTCTGGTCTATCCTCTCTGTCCCCTTACCAGCTACCGGGGCTTCCACAGCGAGGTACCTTCGGCGGCGAATTCTTTAATTTAGCGAGAAACGCTAGGCGACCGAGCGACGGGCTTACGTTAAATGATTTTCTCCTTCAACGTCAGCGTCAAGCTTCAGGCGGCGGTAGTGTTGAGGTCCCCGCAACGCAAGACCCCGTTTCTATGGAAAGAGCACTGCCCAGTGATGCTGAGGTAGTTGTTGAAATGAATGAAGGTGGATTAGTTAGGCAAGGGCAAATAAGGTATCCTCACACAGAAGCAGCTAGTTCACTAATGAGTCAACTTCCGATGGAGGCACCTGCTGCGTTGCCCCAGTACCTTTTAGGCCGTGAACAAGATTCTTTCTATAACTCGATGATTGACTCTGGTAACCCATTTGGTCGCCTCTTAGGTATGGGCGGTCTCGCTGGGCTGTATAGTGGTAGGGATATTGTTAGTACATCCCCCGCCCAAGAGGCCCCTCTGTCCCCTTACCAAGAGCCAAGGCTTCCACTGTTACCGCGAGGCACTTATAGCGTTTTTGACCCAAACGCTCCTGCCCCCGCAACTATGCCTGCCCAAGAGGCCCCTATGCCTGCCCAAGAGGCCCCTATGATGCAGGTTTTACCCGGTGACGCTGGAGCAGCCGTTGTCATGAAAAATGGCGGCTTAGTTAAACAGGCGCAGAAGGTTCAAGGTAAAGGCCGCTATGGTGATTCTATGTTGGTTCACATGAACCCTCAAGAATATCAAGCGATGGCATCTTTAGGTGGCTTGGGCGGTCTCTCGGCCAATCAAGTTACAATCAACCCAGATACTGGCTTGCCAGAGATGTTCTCGTTTAAGAGCATTCTTCCTACGATTGCTGGCCTTGCTGGGGCGGCGTTTGGCCTGCCGACTTGGGCTGTTGCTCTAGGAACGGGCGCTACAACAGCGATTACGACTGGCGATATTGGCAAAGGTTTAATGGCAGGTCTTGGCTCTTATGCTCTTGGTAGCTTGGCAGACAGCTTTGGCTCTGGCGCTGCTAATGTGGGGGCAGAAACCGCTGTTAGAGAGGCGGCTAATGCGCCTCAGGTTCTGGGCGCTACTCAGGCAACGGAAGCTGCCGAGCTTGGTCAAGCCCTATCAAATATGCCAAGTGGTGAATTTGCTGGACAAACTATGGCTAGTGCCTACATGCCCGGAGCGCCAGCATTTTCAGGGCTTCCTCAGAATCTAGGCCAAACAGCGTTTGCAACACCCGGCCCAAATGTGGGTACGGGATTATTTGAAGCTTCAGGAAATATTGTCCCCGGAACAGGCTCCGCCTTTCCTGCCGCTGGGGTTCCCACAACCTCTGCTAGTGTGGTTAGTGCCGGTCAGCCGGTGATTAATCCTACTGCTGGCGTGGGCGCTACAGACCCCATGTTTGCTGGGCCGAGTTTAGAGCAGGGTTTAGACGGCGGTAGAATTACTGGTCCGGGCGCTGACGCGCTTACTCGTAGAACCAGTGAAGATTTGATAAGCAGTGGTAATAGGTTAGGTAATCTAGTAGACCCAAATATTAACCCCAATGCTGCGTCAGTACGAGAGAATATAGCGTCCTCTCTCAAGGGTGCCACCCCTAAAACTGCCACCGCTAATGTGGGGCGTACTTTGTATGAATCTTCTGCTAGTCCTTTCCAAACTGGCGTTGAAGGTGCTCCAACCAAGTTCGATCTTGTAGGTGAGGGGATTTCTAATATAGGCGAGGAAGGCTTCCCCGGATACTTTCAGACTGCCGCCAAAGGACTTGGTGGCCTTGGTATGTCGGCTGCTGGCGCTGGCTTTTTTGATCCAGAGCCGCTTGATTATGCGGCTATTCCCGGCAGGCGTATATACCAGAAGCCTGATATCCAACCTTTGAATAGAGCGGTTAACTTAGAGGGCTTTAATGCAGCTAAAACGGGTATCGATCCTCAGTTTAGCTTCTTTGCTAAGAATGGTAAGAGGGGCGGTCTAGACACTATACACGCACAGACTGGTTACTCTGATATTTCTATGGCGCAGATGGGCCGACCTGCTCAGGGTCAAGGCGCAATGACACAGCAAGGCACTCCTCAAACAGCACAAATGAGGTCTGCGATTATGAAGGCAGCACAGGAAGTGGCTTCAAACGCTAACCCTAGAGCCGCCACTGGCCCTGCCCCAAGGGCTGTTGGTTTAAACCCCAATGCGGCGGTAAATGCTTTATTTAGCTCTAACCAAAACGTCAGAATGCAGGAGGGCGGTGTTCCGTCTGAGGCAATGATGGCGCAAGAAGGCATCATGGAAGTCGCCTCTGAAGAGGTTAAAGATAACCTGAACGAACGCATGTCTGTAACTCCTGACGTTAGCCAGCCTCAAAACGTGGAAGAGAGATCAGTATATGACCGCGCAATGTTAGCGGTTCAGGGTATGCTGGAGCCTGAAGAGGCCCAAATGGCGATTGAGGAGTTTATCGAGACTTTTGGCCCTGAAGCGTATAATATGATTTCAGAATTAGCCCGTAATCCAAGGGATGAAGGGGGCGTTATAAAGCCAGCTAATGGCGGTACTACAATCGCTAATGGGGCAATGCAGGGAGAGGATATTATAGCCGGTAAAATCGTTGATCCCGATACTGGAGAAGAGACAGCAAATCTCCGCGTCGGTGAAAATGAGTATATTGAGCCAGCAGATAGTTTATCTCGGAGAGCGATGGCAGCAGGCTTGCCGGGAACTCCTGAGAACGGTGCGCGTGTAAGAGGAATGGAAGAGGAGCAATTGCGTCAAGCATTTGGATAGTATGAAGGTATCGTTAGTTGACCCTAACTATGTCAGTGCTATCTGGAAGGAGGTCGAGCCAATACTAGGTAAGTCCATTCACACGGCTCATGGTCGTTACACAATGGATGATATCCTACGGGAAATCGTTAATTTCGAGCAACATCTGTGGATTGTTTTTAACGATGATAAAAAGATTGTCGCGTCTTTAACAACGCGATTTATTTTTTATCCCAGAAAGAAAATGTTGGCTGGTCAATTTCTAGGTGGTGTTAAGATTATGAGATGGCGTGACCCTATGTTGGAGACGCTAGAAAAGTGGGCGATAGATAATGACTGTGATGGTCTTGAGATGACGGGCCGTAATGGTTTTGAAAAGGTTCTAGGGCCTCATGGCTGGACGCCTGAATATGTTGTATTTGAAAAGATGTTTAAAGGAGATGATTGATGGGTAAAGGCGGCGGCGGTGGTGGTGGTCAACAACCTCAAGCACCCACAAGTGTATCCACAAGCACATCTGGGTTGCCTGATTATGTTGAACCATTTTTCACTGATCTTCTGGAGAGGGCTGAATCTGTCTCTACGGAAGATTACATACCTATTCCCACGCAAAGAATTGCTGGATTCGATCCGTTACAAACTGAATCCTTTGATACCGCAGCGGCGGTTGCCCGTAGCGGCGTACCGGAAGAGCTAGGTGCCGCAAGAACTCGCTATCAACAAGCGATGGATTTCCAGCCCGGTTATACTCCGGGTGTAGCTCAGGGCGGCGATTTCACTGCTCCCGGCGTAGCGCAACAGTACATGAATCCATTCATTGAGAACGTAATAGATGTTCAACAAGATCGCGCTCGTAGGCAGTTTGCGGAGGAGACTGATCCCCGTATTGCAGATCAGGCGGTGAAGGCTGGTGCTTTCGGCGGCTCTAGAGAGGGTATTGCTAGGGGTCTTGCTCGCGCTCGCCTTGACGACAGGCTTGGTGATCTGGAAGCAACTCAACGCGCTCAAGCATTTGAACAGGCCCAGAAGTCGTTTGACGCAGATCAGTTGCGCGGGTTAAGGGCGTTTGGGATGACCGAAGAAGCCGCCCAACAGGCCGGTAGACTGGGCCTTGCTGGAGAGCAGGTTGGACTGAGTGCGGCAGGAAGAGTGGCGGCCCTTGGCGAAGGAGAGCAGGCTCTAGAATTGCGTCAGGCTGATGTTCTTCGGCAGATTGGTGAGCAGCAGCAAGCGTTTGATCAGCAACAGCTTGATATCTCAACCTCTGACTTTATTTCAGAGCGCGACTTCCCTCGTCAGCAGATAGCTTACATGGGTGGTGTGCTGCACGGTGTGCCTGTCAGCCCAGTCAGTGAGAGTTCTGTTTTCCAAGCGCAACCCAGTTCTGCACAACAAATGCTTGGCTTTGGTTTGGGCGGTCTCGGTCTAGCCAAGAGTATATTTAGTTAGGGGTATATTATGAGTCTTGCCAATTTATCGATCATCGAAAAAGATGATCTTATTAAGAAAATGCCGAAAGACGCATTAAAGCGTGAACTCCGCGATCCCACAGGAAACCTGCCCCTCTACATGATTGCTGCTCGATTGAAAGAAGTCGAGACTATGGAGAAAGAGTTTCAGGCAAAACAATTCGCTCAAGACGCTCAAGGTGAAGAGCCTACAATAGCGCACCGTCTGGCAAGAGAAATCATGCCTCAAGCGCCCATCTCAGGTATGGCAGCTATGCCGTCCCCACAACAACGTCCCGACCCCCAAGGCCAAATGGCGCAACAGCTTGCTGGACCGCAAAATCCGATGCCTACTGTTTATGCTCAGTCTGGCTTGAAGGGCGCGTATCCGGGCGATGCTCCGCGTGTTACGGCAGAGATGTTGGCGGCAGCGGCTCGTCGCAGGAAAGATAGCGGCAAGTCAAGGCTATATAATCAGGATCGTAAATCATCCTTTGAGGAGACAATTAAAAAGGGTGCCTCTCCAGCGGCTCAAATGGCTGCTATGTTTGGCATTCCATCTGCTATAGCTCGTCAAGAAGAGCGTGTGTATGGCGGCTTAGACACGCTGACCCCATATCAGACTGAATATAACCCATTAGCTCTGCGGTCCAAGGGCTTCACATCTCCTACCAGAACGCTTTCGCCGGGTAAGGATACTGAGGATGCTTCTGGTTTAGATTATTTGAAAATAATGAAGGGTATTGCTGGTGACAGTGATGGCCTGCCAACGGTTTTTGCGGAAAATGGGTATGGTGATCAATCTGCATCTCAATTGGTTCCCGTGGGCGATGGGTCGGGGCGTCTTATTTCGGTCGAAGACCTTCGCAACTTACCACTTGAAGAGCCGCTGTCCCTACTGGAAGAGGGACAAGCGTCTTATCCACTTAGAATTCCATCCAGACCCGTCCCGCAACAACTTAGCCAACCCGCTGCCCCCGCAGGAAACGCCATGACTAACGATCTTCGCATGGTACCTTTTAACTATCCAATGGATGTGGATCAAGGGTCAGATTTCGATCTTACGGGCAACCGTATGGTTCCAATAACCCCCACCACCATGACTAACGAGGAATATCGTGCCAAAAAACAGCAAGAAGAAGATGACGCCAACAAGAAAGCTGCCGCATTAGCTCAGGCCAGAAAAAAGAAGTACGAAGAATATGTTCCAGACCCAGACCGTGTCCTTGCCAGAATACGCAGGGAAACAAAAAGGTTCGACGAACCTTCTTATGATTTGAAGACTGATCTCCAAGATCAGGCAGATAGGAATGAAGGGTTTGATCCTAAAAAGGTGCCTGCTACTGCGGGGGACGAAGTTACTGTTAGAGAAGCAACAAGCTCGTCTAGGGGGAATGCTCAGGGCGCTGTTCCGGGCGTTACTCCTCGCGGTGCTCCGGGCGCTGGGGCGGCTCTTCCGGGGGTTGATTTGGGCGAACTTAGGCGGCGTTCTGGTCTAGGCCCAGAATCCAAGCCTGTTAAGGTTGGCGCTGTTGATACAATAAAAGGTTTTCATGACATATATAGCGGTCTTCTGCCCGACAACTCAGAGGCTAGAAAGAAAATCACCAAAGACCTTGAGGCTACGTTCAAAGAAGAAAAGGGAAGAGACGCCGTCCCTAAAGGCATGAAGGATATTCGATCAGAATATGAAAATAGAATTAAAGCTCTCGATAACAGCGGATTGCCATTCATGACGGCAGCGGCTGCTGTGCTAAAGGGTAACCAGCCAACTCTTGTTGCGTTAACAAACGCTATGATTGGATACACGGCTGGCAATGAGCAAGTGAAAAAGCAGGGTCTGTCTTTGATCAAAGATATGTCTAAGCTAGACATGGAC